GCAATTGATGAGATGGACGATGAACACGTTGATGTTAAACCTGTGGTCAAAACGTTGGAGTACGTCAAACAGAAAATTGCTGGAGTGTTTGGGAAAAGGAAGTATAACGTTTTACATCGTTCGGCCAATCGGTATAACCGTAGGGTCGTGATGATTAAGACGTTGGTAAGTGAGCTTAAGGCTTCAGCTCCTGGTGTTTTCACTAAGAGTGAAGCGGATAGGCGTGCCCTGCATTTGTGTGCCAAGCAGATAGTGGAAAAGTCTTGGAAGGAGGGGGTCGAAATGGGTGTCGAGTGTAATTTGGTCAAAATCAGACGCAACGAACGCGCTTGGTTTTTGAGGGCCGTTTGCACTGCGTACCATTTGGGTGACGATGATAACGCGTTTTGGAATGCGTTGGAGTCATCCGTTGACCAACATCGGGCGTAGGGGTGCCTCGTGCGTATTGCGGCTAGAACAACGGAAGACCAACAATACCATGTTGGTGCAAGTGTATGGCCCGTTAGTGTTGATGGTGAGCCGTTTAGGGGTATAGCTGTCAGTGCGCATGTTGGAGCCAAGCCCGCCAAGCCTAGGCACGTGGTTGTTGCACCACACGTGTCTAGTAGAGTAGATTTTGGTGCACACAATAACGACCTTCCAAACGGAATTCGTGGACTCAATGAGCGAGTGTTTAATGTTCAGAGAGGAGACCGTTTGATTCCGACCCCCTTGCCAGATCCGGGGGTGTGGAGGTCATTGGGAGAAGTGCGGAAACGCCTAGTTGAGAGAATCTGCAAGTTCGGTACGGTGGAACATCTGACAGGTCAACAATTTATTGACCAATGTCCCGCGAACAAAAGAAATCTCTATGCTGCTGCTGGGCGTGAGTACGACTCCCGAGGATGGAGGGACAAGGATGCTTTGATAAAGTTCTTTGTGAAGATGGAGAAGTTGAATTTCACTAAGAAAAAGGATCCTGCTCCTCGAGTTATACAACCGCGGTCCCCGGTTTATAACTATGCTGTTGGAAGGTTTACCCGGCGGATTGAGGCTGATATGTATAAAGCTTTGGCCGAAGAGTGGGGGGAGGATGGTGATGATGTGGTTATGAAAGGAATGACCGTAGAAGATGTTGCGGCAGCCATGAGGAAAAAGTGGAATAGGTTCACTACTCCTGTTGCTGTTGGGTTGGACGCCAGTAGGTTTGACCAACATGTTAGTGCAGATGCTTTAAAATGGGAGCATTCTATATACAATGGCATATTCAATAGCCCTGAATTGCGACAGTTGTTAAAGTTGCAATTGAATAATAAAGGGATGGGCTTCGTTGATGGACACAAAGTTAAGTATAGCGTAGATGGTACAAGAGCTAGTGGTGACATGAATACGTCATTAGGCAATTGCATCATTATGTGCACATTGGTGCGAGAATACGTTCGGTCCATCGGGTTGGACTGTGAGCTTGTGAACAATGGCGATGATTGTGTGTTGTTTTTGGAAAAGTCAGATTTGCATAAAATATGTGGTTTAAATAACGGAGTTTGGGGGTCGCAGCATTTGGAGGATTGGTTTTTGAAATATGGGTTTGAAATGGAAGTGGAGGCACCAGTCTTTGAGTTTGAGGAGGTGGTGTTTTGCCAAAGTCAGCCAATTTTGTTGGACAAGGCAGAGGATAAGTGGGTTATGTGTCG